AGTTTCCCCTGTTCTGAAAGATTCTCGTATTCAAGTTTAATGTGTCCATCCTCTACTTCTACAGATGTCTCATCCTCCGTAAAAGCACATAGCGAACGAATCAATCCCTGTGCTAATGCTGACACAGCAGCGCACACAATGTCTTTTCCTTTTTCCGCATATCCAGCATGACCATCTATCGTCAAACCGTTTTCACGAATTTTTACTACAATCAAATACATCACCCCTTTACTGTTCCGGTCATTCCCTGCCGGTGGGAGATATTGGATCACCGCCTTTCTATGTATATCCTCTTACCGTCAAACATAAGCACGTCTCCGATTTTCGCTGTTTGGTCATTTATCCTCACCCCTTTCAATACTTCTGCTCCGTCATGGATTCCATGCAGAAATTTTACTGTTTTATAGTCAACACGGTCAGTCAGCCACTTTGGTGCTAACATATCCGCGTCTTTAGTTACAACATATTGTTTCATAAGCAATCAGCTTCTTTAAATACTTTTAACATCTTCGGAAATTGGTATGCAAAGAAATCTACCATTTCCTCATTTAATGCCCAAGCATCAACATCATTACTAGATTCTGCGAGTCCAGATTCGTACAAAAACGCATGTATGATTTCATGTCTCAACACCTTCTTTTTATACCAGTCAATATTCTTTATCTCACAGTTTTTCTCTGTAAATTCAAGAATCACAATTTCTTTCGTTGTCTTGTCAATATATCCATCAGCCCTTTTTAAAAGTTCATCTTCTTCAACCTTTTTCTCGGAAAGGTTGTATTCGGTTCCAAGTATATTTACTTTCATTTCTACCTCCTAAAAATGCGTATAAAAATACCACAGGCCTTTTCGACCTGCAGTATTAGTAATTATGCCATTTACACTTTTTACAAATTTTTTCCCATTCTGATTTCTTTTTAAACCTTTCCGGTACGCTGTCTTTCTTCAACATTCCGTCAACAGCATCTGAATTTTCTATGCAATCGATATTTTCAATTTCTGCATCCACTAACGGACACATTACATAATCAGGACCGTTCACGTTTTAACACCTCCATTGCTTTTCTTGTAGCGTCGTCATATTGTCCTTTCTTGAACGCTGTTCTTATGTGTCTTTTCTCGTTATCCACATAAGCTGCCCCATCATCGCTGAAATAATTAGTATATTTTCCATTCCATTTTGTCACGGAAAATCTTGCATTTTCAATATACTCTTTCGCTTCTTTTTCCGTTACCTCGTGTTGTCTTTCTCCATTAATATGCGTATCATCAAAGGATAGCTCTTTTGTATCCGGAATGTTAGGCTTCAGATTTATCTCTCCTCTCATCCCAGCCTCTTTCATCTCTGATATTATCTTATCATTTTTCGCTTTTTCTGCAAGTCTCTTTTGATATTTTTTATTTGCACCAACAGCTTCAGACGATATTCTCTTATCAAATCCAACTACCTGCTCACGGTCTCTTCTGCGATGTAAATTCTTATGTCCGTCTACATAGTCCTTTAACTGTTTCTCTTTTGCTTTTAAATCTACAGATGCGGATTTAAAAGCTTCCTCACAGCCTAGCTCATCATACAGCATACACTCTCGCTTCTGTTTCCTCACATCTCGCTCTAATGCTCTCTGCACTTGCGTCTGCTTGTACAACCGATTGTTTGCATCTAAATCGTCTGTCGGAAAGTAACGCTGTATATTTACTCTCGGAACAAACGGAAACTTATGATGCCCGCAATTAATTCCAAGTATTCCATCAGGTTCCCCATAACTGGAAGAATTCCACGGATAATACCGAATCTTTCTTCCTCTCAAATCTTCGGTATAACCACTATCATTATTCAAATCAAATATCTTGCCCTGGTCCTTTGCACATTTAGGGCGCGCTCCGGAATGACTGTCAATCTGTATCAGATTAACCCCCATATCCTCACATCTAGCTGTTTGTACTTCATTTGCCACACTTCCTGCTGTTGTACGCATTGCCATATTCACATATGCTTCTGGTGTCCAATTGCGTCCTCTCTTATCAACAAAACCAGTAATTCCTTTATCGTTGAATTGTTTAATAGTCTTCCGAAGCGCCTGCTGTCTAGACTCTGAACCTGTGATAACAGCTGTAGTGTTGTTATTCATAATCTTTAGAGCTTCTTCTGCAGTGTTCTGAACCAAATTCTTAAAAGCCTCCTGCGCCTTATGCAACATCGTTGTATTCGTAAGGTTCAGCGAATCTTTCGCCTGCTTCTGCAAGTTCTTCATAACCTGTTTCACGTTTTTGCTTTTATCGGCTTCAACAACCGAATCAATCAACCCTTGCCTAGCCATATAACGAAATCCCGGTTCCATCATTTTAACCGCCTCTTCCGCGGCTTCAAATAGCATCCGTTCCGCCGCCGTCTGACTGATACCGGACATCTGAGCAATAATCTTGATATTTTCCTTGTTGAGTTTTCCAATCTCTGACAGTTTCTGCATCAGCCACCTGTCAGTGTCAATCGGCTTATCCCAGTCTCGAAGATGTCGAGCGATATTCTGCATGAGCTGTGCTTCCAAATCTATGTATACACTATCTATCGTCTCCGCCTCCTGCTGGTTCTTCAACAGATTCATCTTCTACCTCACTCTCTTCTTGATCCGGCTCATTAACTTCCTCTTCCTCAGTTTTTTCATTGTCTCCCATATCCGTCCAGTCTACGTCCTGCCCCGTGATCTGATTGTCTCCGGCAATCCTCTCCAACTCTTTCTTAGCTTCTTTTTCATCGCATTTGTTAATCTCCATGATTGCGGTAAGCTTTGACCGGAGTCCTGACTGCACAAGCTTGATATTCTTTTCGATCGTAGTGTTTGTGTCCTCGATAATAGAGTCATCAAAATCTACAGTCGCATCAACCGCACTCCCTGTATCCAAAAAGGCAACAGCAGCAACCATATTTACAAGCGCTGTGTTAATTACAATTGCATTCTTCTGCCTGTTCTGATATAAATCAGATTTATCAGAGATGACCTCCGTAGCCGTCTTAACTCCAGAGGAATCAAATTGATAACGTCCAGTTCCAAGTCCCGTTTTTAAACTTAAGATGTCAAGACTACGTTGGATTCCCAGTTCATGCTCCTGTGATCTGATTGTCATATCAACTTCCGTAAGTTTCAGATCGCTTTCTCTGTCTCCCGGCATCTGATAATAAACAGAATCAGACGAATCAAACACAGGAGCCGTTACCCCATCTTTCTGCATCTGCATCTTTGCGGCAGATATCGGCACGAGAATACGTTTTCTCCCAAGAACAAACTCATTGACGTAGGAATCATAAATCAGGTCGCACCCCTTGAGCTGGTTGATACTGTTAGCATAAACAGATATACCAAGCGGGCTGTCTAAGTCAATATTGTTACAAATATTCGGCACAATAATTTGAAACAGAGGCTTGTCATATCCCGTAGGAATCAATGACAGTACACCATCCGGAGGTTCAAGCTCTTTATTTTCCTTCCGGTCAATATATTTGTTTTCAATGTAATATAAGTCTTCATCTTCTCTGTCTTCCGGATTCCCTTTTCTGTGTATCTGCAGATAAATCACTTCATTGCCATCTATTACCCGGATGCTGCCAAACGCACACTCTACGATATCCCCATTATCCCAAGATAACGGATAGATCATATCGGCACGGATATAATCAATAATCACATCATCGCCGTCTAAATACTCTACAAGCGCCCCAGTACCAAGTGCAAATGCAATCTCAACCAGTTGATTCGCCCGAACGATAAAATTATTATTACTTAGGATTTCCTGTAATCGCTCTTCATAGTTTCCTGCTTTGATTGCCACTTTCTCATTCAATAGTAAATTTGCCCAGTCTTCACAGACTTTCTTCGCCATTCCCATCGTGTAACGCTTATGCTCTGTTGTCACGGAACCGTTAAAAACCTTATATTTGTGAAACTTTTCCACATCGCCCTGATACCATTCGAGCCATTCGTCGATATGACTATATGTCTCGTCCGATGCCGTATTATATTTGTTTTCTGCCAAATACTGGCGTATTTCATTACCCATATTTCACTCCCCTATGCTGCAATATACAGGATATCTTCCTGTATGCTTTCTGTGCTGTATTCTGTACTGTCCAAGCTGTCCACGTTCATAAGTCCATCGTCAAGACGCACGTCCATATTCTTTTTCTTATCATCGTAACAAGCGTTCTCAAATGCACTTATAATGTGCTTGCAGTGCTTCATTACTTTCCATCTGTTCTGTGCAATCAAGCTATTGTAAAATGCGATACGATCATTGATAGAGCCTTTTATTGCGTTCTTAATCTCAATACCGACATGCGCCTGTACACACGCCATTTCCAATCCGGCAATAAGTGTCTGCTCAGCGCTATCACAGTATGCCTCATAGACTTTATATTTCTGTTTTGCCCTCTTTACAAAGTCTATAAAATCATCTTGTAGCTGTTTTGGATTGATACGCTTCTTGTAATAATACTCATCCAATACAACCACCTGTTTATAACCCCTTGTGAATCCTGTTAAAGTAAAAGAATGAGCCGACTTCGTTCCTCCGAAATCGACCCCGATTGTTGCATATATAATTTCATTTTCTTTTAACCAGTTCTCATCTATTAGATATTGTTTCACATTATCCGCGAACTGCTGATAAATCAATCCGTCAGCTGCTACCCATAAACCAAGGATAAACCGCTTGTAAAATACACTCCCCGGACTCCATGACCGCTTATATGCTTCCTTGCGCTGTGCGGATAGTGTCAAGTTGTCGTCCATCATAAAGTGTAGCCTATAGACTTTCTTCTCTTTTGCTTTATCGATGAACTCCTCTTTGATATACGCATGAGGTCCTTCCGGATTACAGTTCATCCATACTTTCCAACCATCGACCGAACAACGACCAATCATCTGATCAATAAAGCTCTGTGGAAACAGTGCTGCTTCATCCGCATAAGCCCCGGCAGCCGTCAAGCCCTGCAATGCATCTTGACTCGCCTCTGTATTTGCCCCATACAAGTAATAGGTATTGCTTCCTATCTCTATTCTTGCGTCTGTTCCCGATCGTATATATGTGTAAGACCACCCCCATGCTTCCAGTATCTGTTGCATAGGGCGGACAACATTCTTTTTCAAAGCTCCCATTGTTTTTCCTGCGAGAATAAAAGATTGCCCTGAAAACATCTCCTGAGACCATGTGAGAAAACCAATAATACATGCAATTGTCTTTCCCGATCGGATGGATCCATCTGCGATAACGAAATCATTCTCTGCAGAAGTCAATCCAGGTCGCCACCAGTGCATTAGTCTCTGTTGTTGCTTTGAGAACGGCTTGAATTTGAATCTAGCTGGTCTCTTCTGTTTCTTCGCCATCAGTCTCGACCTCCTTGTTTTCATCTTCTGAGAACAAATCTTCTAAATCTTCTTGCGTCGGTCTCATAGCCTTCAAGAAACTTTGTATATTTTCGTCTGATGTGTCTGTGTCTCCGACTTCCATATCTCTTGCTCTCTTGGCTCTATCCGTCCGGATTTTCTGCTCTTCCAAATCAGCCTCTGATTTATCCGTCTGTCCCACGACTTTCATAATCGCATTATACGCTTTTACATCTCCCATCGCTGCCTGATTGATGATTGCCATCGTAATGATTTCCTCATAGGTACTTTCTCCTCCGTCTGCAATTAACACATCAGATAGTCCATCAACGTGCGCCTGCATAGTCAAACACCTATTCATTGTATCTCGCATAGCCGCTTTTCTTCTTCTCGCTTCACCGCTCTTTATGCCGGCAATTCTTGCTAATTCTCGGCGTTCACTCGGAGTTCGATTGTTATTTGCATCTTTTATGTTTTCATAACCTGCCACTTCACCACCTTCCAATCTATCAACTTTTTCTATCTCTGGATACAACAGGAATCGAACCTGTGGCATATTCACTACGAATGAAGTGCTCTACCACTGAGCTATGTATCCATATTTGGGTATTAGAAAAGACGCCCTAATGGACGCCTTACATTTGTCTCATCTTCACATCAACTGCCTCTTTCCTGACATTGTGATGCTGGTTCTGATTCTCCGGCTTTACCTTCTCGGTAATGCTGTTGAATTCTTCATTGCTTTTCTTTCTGTTTAACTTCTCTTGATCCTTCTTATCCATTTCCTCACCTCAGATATAGTATGTGAGGAATGAGAGGTTTTATGTATTGGAAAAGCACCCCGGAGGGTGCCTATAAGTTTATTTTGTAAGCATATCTTGTAATAATGAAATTGTAGAAAAGTACGTCGCAACTATAACACCTATTGATGCCACAATACTTAACAGTATAGTAATAACAATTCCCCACATAAATTTCTTGTTCTCGTCCATTTTGTTATTCACGTTTTGTTCTATAGATTGAATGTTATCCCCTTGTTTTTCTATCATTCTTTCTATTCTTTCCAGTCTGGAATCCATTCTACCTTCCATTTCCGATATTCTGTGTTCCGTCCTTTTTTCACTTTCTCTTATATCTTCTCGCAAATCACTTTGATCTCTATTGACTTTTTCGATATACGCTTTTAATAAATCATCCATATTATCCGCCCTTTGCATATTGTAGAGTTTACTTCCTACATACTTTTCTTTGTTCTCTGAAGATGTGAAATCTATTATTTTTGCCTCTTTCATAATCTATGTACCTCCGTTTATTTTATACCAGAAAATACATCTATTATATTTTGAATATCTTTAGTATTCACTGAAAAATCAAATGTTTGTCCATCTTTTCTTATAAGTCGAATTGTTTTTTCATCTCCATATGTTTGCTTTAATGCAATTTTTTTAAGCCGTATCGAATTCGTTTCCCCCATAAAAAGTTCTTCAAAAAATGGAGTTGTTACAATAAAGAAAGATTCCATATCATTTTTAAAATTTTGTACCAAAACATCTGTTTCTTCTTTGCTTAATTCAGGCTTTATATCTTCCGTATATGCATTTTCTACATCCCATTCCATCTCTTTCCCGAACATAACCGTATATTTCCAAACAAAATCCGAAAAGCCACCCCAAGTTATATCCCAGTACCTTTTCCAAAACCTCTGATAACTCATCTGTACAATATGGGTAATCATTTCTAGTCTCAAAATACGCTAATAATTGCAACGCTTTATAAAATACCAAATTATCTTTTTGATATCTTTTAAAAATTTCCCCACAATAATCAAACATATTATTTCCATTTTCAAAAGCCATAGTTTTATCCTCCACACACTTGTATAATAAATATTTCTCTATTTTAATTTTACTCTAAATCATCTCGCTTTTCAACAAAAAAGACACCTCACAATTTGCAAGGCGCCCTTTTCGATATATAAGTGTGTTTTGGGAAGAAAAATCAAAAGTTAATTATAACTTTTCTAGAATAATTATAACATACTATTTTTGTGAAAAGTGTGAAAGTTGCAAATATCCATTGATTTTTTTTGATACATAACTTCGGTCTATATTGAACTGTTTTGCAACCTCTCTCTGCCTCTTTCCGTCGACATACAACAGTTCAAAAATCTCTTTTATTTCCGCATCCTCTATCCCGTCAAGGAACTCTTCAACTTCTTGAATCTCCGCCAGCACCTGTAAGCGTTCTGCTTCTTTCTCTCGGATTTGCTTGTTTATCCTATCATTCTCATAAGGCTCATACATTCTTACAGAAGTTCTGACTTCAGTATATGGGAAATCCTCACTGGATCCAACTACTTTTCCCATCACTTCCGGAATATCTCTCTCACATAACTCATCTATTCTTTCATCTATCCGCTTAAGTCTCTCTTTGTTCGGCATGTATTTTTTCAGCTTTTGCTTGTCCATCGGCAATCACTCCCTTCATGTCAACTCCCCATTTTGTCAGACATTGCTTCACGCCATATTCTTTGCGCACGTCTCGCTCAAACGCCTTCCTTGCGCTCTCTTCTGCCCTGCGTCCGGCCAATTCATTGTATTTCTGCTTTTTATCTAGCTTTGCCTGTTTCCTTGTACGTCCATGCCCCAAGTTATCACCTCCCCTATCAGCAACAAATTTTCTTTCTTGCGCTAAGTACCAGCCTTGAATAATACGACTGGCTTACCCCTATGATATTGCTCTTTTGCTCCTGTGACAGGTCGGGATGCTGCACATTCAATTGCAACGCTCTTCGCTCCTGCTTTGTCAGTTTGTTCATCTGCTGT